CCGGTTTTGGGTGTCCGCGCAAGACCTATATCACGCTGGAATTTATCTAATGCTTCAATCCCTATTGGCTCTATGTCTTCCAGATAATCAGGTGGTCCTTCCTGTTGCGGTTCACCCGTCTTAGTATCCACCCCGTCAACGTACCGATTCGGGTGGTCGTCATCCTTATATTCAGAGGGGAAGTGTCCGTCATCGGGGTTCATGCTGCCGCCGTTGCGGAACAACTCTCGATAGTCGTACTTCTGTCCAGGGTGATCGGGATCGGGATTAAGCGGCATCCCCATCTGTTGCCGTTGCTCGACTGTTTCTGCGTACCATTCCTGGAATTGACTCTCGAAGATATCGCTATCAGGTGCGTTTGCCGGTAGGGGTCCATCTCTCTGTGTGGTGGGTTGCTGCTGCTGCGCGGATTCCTCTGGTGCTAGTTGCCCCGTATCGCGCATGGTGAACATATCCATAATCGGGATCTGTCGAAGGCTCTGCTCGCGCTGCTCTTGTTTCAGCACGCCCCGGTCCCGTTTATCGAACATATCCAAGATGTTATTGCTTGGCGGCATTCATCCCCTCTTCAATCTTGGCACGTAAAGCATCCAACATTTCCTCAACCTCTGGGGGGGTGCTATCGCGGTCAGGAAATTTCAGCATCAATTCCTGAGCAACTTCTGTAGCACGCTCAGGGGTCATATTCTTAATGTCATAACTCTTGAGTTTGCCCCACATCTTCTCGAACCAGTTCTGTTGGGGTGCTTTTTGCTTGTCACCCTGGTTAGGTGCCGGATTAAACTTATCGAACAACTTCATTTCATCCTGGATCTGTTGTTCTTTCTCTTCATAGGTTGCCGGTCGGGTGATTTGTATCTGATTGGGCTTTTCCCCTGTGATCTCTGTGACAGTCATGCTCGCTGCTTTGGTTATTGCAGCGTTCTGGTGCTTCTGTCGTGCCTCAGTGTGGGGGTTTGTCCATTCCTTCCACTTACCACCAACCACCTTGAAACTACTGCCATCAGGATCGGTACGAGTAGTGCCTTCTATTAAGGTGTCATCCTCTGGGTCCATCTTCTCGTATTGCAGTACACCATTAGAATCGAGTCGGTTATAACCAATGATGGTTTTTCCATCCTTGCCGTACCTTGGAACATTGCCGGTCCCTGGTGCGAATAGCTCCGCTGTAGTGTGAGGCGGTTGCTGCTGTGATGCTTCCTGTAATAATGTCTTGGTACGCTCATTCAATTTCGCCTGTGCTTCTTTATACACGGCATCTAATGTATCTCGGTTTTGTGGTTGCTCATTACGCATCAATGTGTCTCTGGCATCAGTTGCGGTTTTTCGGAGTTTTCCATATTCCTTATCGCCTATTGATTCAGCGTAATTTGATGCCCTCGCTTCATCTTTCTCCATTTGCACACGTTGTGCTTTTGCCTCTGCCATTAACTGTTGATCTTCCCATGCCCTCGTTTTCTTTAGGTACTCTGCCGCCATGAATGGGCCGTTATTCTGTATCCGGTACAAGTAGTTCCGATCCTTGATACTTTGTTGGTTACGCATCTCGATTTCAGAGATGTAATCCGGCAGGTTATCAATCTGATCGTTAGGATTGGTTTTATTCCATTCCTGCCATTCTTGTTGTAGTTGCCCTGTCACCTTGCCGGTCAAGCCAAACAATGTCTGGTCCCGACGTTGAGCAATATGCCTTTTCTCGTCTTCCTTATCCCAAATACGCCCTTGTTCATTGCGATCCAACCACCTCTTATCGCCCCGCTCTTCCCTGGCAATTTCCCTGGCTACCCCCCGTTGCTCCTTATTTATCTGCGCTCGACGCTCTAACTCGCCGTCATCCCCAAACTCTGCGCTGAAATTCTTACCCTTGACCCAGGCTTTGAATTTGAGTTTACGCCTACCCTCTTCATCAGGCTGGTCAAAAAACGCATCTTTCCATAACTCTTTGTCTGTTACAGAGTCCCAGAATTGATCGCCAAATGACTTACCTTTTTCATCATTCTTGGCTAATTTCTTAGCTAGTCTTGTTTTACTGTATGTTGTTTCAGGACCATCCCCTGCCGCAAGTTCCTGCATTTCCCTGAAAAAATCATCATCACTTTGTTGGGGTTCGTCATCACTTTGTTGGGGTTCAGATGATTCCACTGTCTTGGATTTCGAGGGGGTGGACTTTTTACTCTTTAATTCTTCCTTACTTCCCACTGGTAGTTGGGCATCTGGCACACCTGCGCCTAGATCCTTTATTCCTTCTTTCCCTGGTGTACCACCTGGAGCATGTTCGGTAGCTTTTTTAGATAGGTTATCAGCCATACCCTTAACTTTATCGACCATACCGGATGGGTTGGATTTCGTTGCATTAACTGTTTGGGTCATATTGCTTGCCGCTGCTGATGCCGCTGCTGTAGTTGCAACATTAGATGCCGCCGTAGTTACTGTCGATGCCGCCGCTTTTGATGCCATTGCCGACATCGCCGCTGCTGCTGCCGCCCAAAACTGAGATTGGCATACAAAGCAAATGAAAAAGCCAACTACTATTACTGTTATGAACATCAATCACACTCCCTTAACCGTAGTTAGCCTTAACAATACCCAGATCAACTCCACCACCGATTCCAGGTTTCTTATTACCTGCACCTGCCGCCTTAGTGGATTGATAGGTACGATATGTCTCGCTCATGCCTTGATTCAATGCTGAAGAGAAGGTAGGCGCACCAATATGGATACCCGCCATGTCCTGGATATTACCCTTCTTGAAGTCCAAGGCGTTTAACTGGCGACGCTCCATATCCATATAACCCTGTTGGGTCACATCCTGCTTGAATTTGATGTTACCAGTGCCTAATGATGCCTGCATCTCTGCCGCTTGCCCACTCAAGGTTGAATCCACATCAGTTAGGCGTTGTGATACCCGCTCTTTCAATCGTCCCTGCGCGTCGGTGCGTTCTCTGGTTACACCACTCCCTAGTGCTGCCGCTACCCCGGTGCCGGATAAACCCTGACGTACTAGATTCTGACCAACATCCGACTGCATATTGTCGTAACGCTGATTGATATCCTTCTCTTCCTGCTTGCCCATATCCTTGATACGGTCCATGTTACGGGTCAAGCGTTCATCCATCTTCTTATTGACCCCGGATTCCAGGTCATCATATTTTTTGAATTGCCGGTCACTCTCGATACCTTGTGATTTATCAAGATCATGTCCGTACTGCTCCAACCAACCCTCCATGCCACGCAGTTCTCCATAGCCTTCCAGGGCTTTGCCTTTATTAGCCTCGTTCTGCGCACCTTCCATCATGCTGGTGAGTATATTTAATGCTCCAAGCATATCACTATCTCCTTTAGTCGCTATCTATAAAATCTGTATCTTCGTCGGTCAGGATGACATCGGTATCCACTTGTCTGATCGTCGCCAATTGACGGTCATATTCAACCCGCGTAACTTCCCTGGCCTCTAATTTACGAGCCAATAAAACCGCCGCTCGCAGTGCATTTACCGCGATAGTGTGCCGCTCTTGTTTGGCAATCTCTGCGTCTGCGTATGCGTTCAAAAAATCATTTCTTTCTCGCTGCGTTGGCATTAAATAATCCTTATAGTGGCACACACTCTAATTGAAGCATGTTTGCTTGATTGAGATATTTAGTATTACTCATTGTCCATTTACTGTTATCGTTAATTGGTGCTGTCCATGCTATCCCAAACACTGCTTCACTCGGTAAAGTTCCACCCGCAATCGTCCCAATATTAAGCATATCAGTATGTGTGTGTGTCCAACCCATCGCATTTAGATCATTAAATTTAGCCGTTGCTGTATATTCTGAGATAACTCCTGCCACTCCAGCAGGGTCGAAATAATCTACAAAAACTTGATGGTAGCAACCTTCACCCGATGTCGGAGTAGCATTGATTAGTTGAACGGGAAGATATACGGTTATATCTTCGGAAACATCGACCCATTCAGGTAGCTGGTTTTGATAAAATTTAACAATAACAACCGATGCACCGGCGTTATATACGACTCGTAATCCATACATTTGTGCAGTCGTATCACTGTTTGTAATAAATGGTGTTATGGTTATTGACCCATTTCTAGTGTAATAATTTGTAACTAAGTATGGTCGTGTGGCGGGGGCGGCATCTCCTGCATCTACATATGCCTTAATACTTTGTTGTGTTGCTAATTTGGTGGCCGAATCAGACGACATATCATCTTCATCCACAACATAACTATTGCTGGATACGTCGGTATCAGCGTTCATTGTGGCACCGGCGGCATCCACGTTTGTCGCATCGGTGACATCTGCCCCCGATTCAACACTGTCCAACTTGGTGCCATCGGTGCCGACATCACGCCCGTCAACGGTGAATGTCTGGGTATCCAGATTGCCCCCTAATTGGGGGGTTGTGTCCTCGACTATATTGGCGATACCTAGTATCGGATCATAGGACATGCCAAAGAGCCCCCCCATTGCACGATAGGGTACGACTCGCCTGGGGTGTGCTTATCTCCAGGTCAGTCGCCAGATCTATCGTTTCAGTATCTTCATTATCGACTTTAATGGTCACTTTATTGGTACTGATATCAATCTTCTTGACATCCACCTGGAACCCCCGGCTCAGGTTGCCGGTCGGAGGAAGCGTTATATTGATACCTACTGCTGGTAATGCGTCTTCTGCATCCACATATATTATTGAATCGAATCGGGTAATAGAGTAGGCGGCATCCACGGTGACAGTATTCCGCTTAATGATCCCCATATCCTGTAGGATCTTCATCAAGGCGCGGCGCACATCATCCATCGTGTTTACAGCGGTTCGTATGCTGTTAGATACTGTCGGCACTTAGTCTCTCCTGAACCGCGCCCCACGCTCCATAACCGTCCGTATAGCCTCTAACGCCCATGCCCTGCCCACACTATGATTACCAATCTTGATACAGATATAGCGTCCCGCTGTCCTGGGATAATCGATAGGGTTATCACCTGCGAACCAATGCCCCGCCGCTTCCCTGGTGGTACTCTTTACCGCTTCTTCCGCAGTCGCGCCGGATAGAATGTTGTAGGATAAAGGTCCGCTATGTTGAGCCAGAACCCCCTCTATCTCATGCACAAACCCTTCTGTGAAGTGATCGCCCCCCACTGCCAATGGTCCAATGATGATGTAATTGTCAATTTCTTCCCCGTCATCCAACTCAAAACGCTCGTCGTACCTACGGATATATCCATCACGACCACCTATTAACACATATTCTGCGTCATCGAGTTGTGAGTTATATCTAAATATCGCTGTTGCTTCTTGATCCAATCGATACTTATCTGGAAGGAAGGTCTTGGTATCCCAATCGAAATAGAAATGTCTGCGGATATTGCGTACACGAGGGGTCAGGAAGATGTGAATCCCTCGCTCTTTTACAGAATACTCCATCGTCACTTGATAGTTGGACCGTTCTATGTTTAACAGATCCTCTGGTAGTGTCCCCAAAGATATCGGTTCTGGTAAACTGCCCTGCCCTGACATCCCATACAAACCGTTTAATGACATGAATACCAGTTCACCGTTGGGACCATGACAATAGGCATCCCGATCAAGAAAACCGACGCTCCTGGATATATTGAGTAATCGCCCCCCAAACCCTGGATCACCCCGCATTACCCAGGTCTCAGTTTTCAATCCGAATATCAGGTGGTCATCGCCAAATGGGACCAATGCGCGGATCTCTTCACCCAATGTACCGGCATCGGCGTTATCCCCGTAGGTTGCCGCCGCACTATCCCCTTGTAATGCCGCGCCATAATCCCAATCTGTGGGGTCACCCTGTCTGGACATGAACCATTGGAACGAAGGATTTCCGGCCATGCAAATTCTGTTTGACCATTTACAAATGATTGGACAACCCAGGGGAGGAAAACCAAACGTCCCTTGATCTTGCCCCCCTCTTTTTCTTGCTTCCCATCTAACAAAATGATTTAATGGATTAACAGGGTGTGTTGGTTGATATATTTTCGGGCATCGATGCACCTCATATGTCACAACTTCCCATTTGGCTAACGCGCTATTCCCACTTGTACCATCCATGTGGTCAGGCTTGGAACCCCCAAACCATGTTAAACCCAGAGTAGCCCCGCTTTGTGAGCCAGGGATATAAACTGCCTCAAAAACCTGTAACGGAAAACCTGCCGGTTCACCAACTATCTCCCCACCCCCTGCATCAACGGATGTAATGCTGGCGTAAAGTTCTCGTCTGACATACACCAGATCATCCGTACTGACTATCCCCAATTCTTCAAACTTTACATTTATATCCTTTAACAGTGTATTACTGACTAACTTTACAGTTTCTATATGCCCAGGCTCATCTATTCCATCAACCCTGTTCTGCCCTTTTCCTGCTGCTCTAGCCTCAGAAAAATCCGCTATCAATAAATCTTGCTCATATTGAACGCTCTGTATATTGCGATCCGCTGCTAACCCTGTTTTAGATTTAGTACCATCAAGATTCTGTAAATCTTCCAGTTTCCATAAATCCTTATTGAAAGACATTTTTCCACATGCTGATGCTACAACCAGGGAACGTCTTGTAGGGATCACCCCTTTTTCATAGATATACTGCCATGTATCGACCAGGGTGATGTCGTTCTCCGCTCTCGGCACCATTCCAAACCCCACCCGATCCTCTGGAAACTCGGAGTTTTCCGCACCTCCCGGCAATAAAGGAACAACAATCAACTCATTACCATCGGCTGGTAAGGTAATGTCTGGATTTCCAAATCCGTTTTGCGCGAAAATTTGAAAAAGTTTCGTCCCTTGCCACCATCCTGATAATTGGTCAAACCCGAAAAACCCTCTTTTCAATATCAGGCGAAACCATCCCGCCTTATCAACTCCATTGCCTGCCTCGTTTAATATCGTACCGCTGACTGTTTGAAAGTTTACTGCCGGTATAGAGACACTGGATATAGATAGTGAACTAGGAACATTGACTGTCCCACTGAACGAACCCGCTGTCACACCCAATGTTAATGTAACAGTAACTCCATCTGCCGCGCTTGCCGATGGATCACCATCCTCCATACATATATACAGCTTGTATGTCCCCCGATGTGAGCCACGATAAGGAATAATATGTATCCCTATTTCATGTTTACCTTCGGTCTCGAAATCAAACTGATTATCGTGATCCACCTCTTTATAGGCACAAGCTACCTCATCATCATATTCTGCTGCTGCCATTCCTCGTAAAACAGTTGGAAAAGAAAAATCAATCGATCCCCCTTTACTCACTGTTTTCCAATTATCCCCTAAATCATCTGCTTGGAATTTATCAGTGATAATCTTCTTGGTGCGTTCCTCAACTCTTTTATTAGTAACAAAGTCCACCTGTGCCAGTAGATTAACCCTGGTTGTTATCAACCCATTAACTAATATATTTGGAAGTGCTTTATCTGTTGATTCTGCTAATAGAAAATTATCGGCATCCACAAACTCAACGGTCCACTCCCCATTCAGTGGCGACGGATCTCCCTGTGGTGTAACAATGGTTTGTCCTCGTATTTCAATTACCTCTCCACCTGAAAAATGATGTTTATCCACATTGATTTGTATCTTCTCGATTGCACTACTACCTTGTGCGTCAACTTCAACCACCACTTTTGTTACATCATCAATAACCTTTGTTCCCGCGCTTTCCTCCCACATCTTACCCAGACCAGCCCTAGACCCACCCCTGGTGCGCCCTTCAATTACGTCGGTATGACGTACATTCTGAGCGTCAGGGGTGGTATAGGGGGGTTGACTCTGGACCTGGACCTTCTTAGAGATCCCACCCAACGGCCACTGCAATTCCATTGGTGCTTGCTGTGCCATGAGATAGTCTTATGCAGTCAGAAGTTTTCGGGTGTACTCCAACCAAACGCCAAGCAGGATCACATCGTCCGTACCAAGGGTGCCGTCTTTCGGTTGAATGGTCAGATTTAAGCATCCCGGCGAACCTGTAATGTTTGCTGCTGCCAGCGTCAAGGTTTCCTCTTGACAGGTCTTAGTGGCCGCATCGCCGGTCATCGCGGAAGAGTCGCCACCAAAATCACTATCAGCGTCATACAAGGCACCGTCGATGTTCTCGAATGCCGTCACTGTCCAGATTACGGCATCGCCAATAGTGGCACCAGCCTTAGCCGCCAAGAAGTGCATGATGATGTTCGATGCAGGGTCCAGGTCTGGTGGGTAAGGAATGGATGTTCCGATGGGTGTCGGGTTTGCGTGCGCCCCCCACTGTATCCCTAAGCCCTCTGCAACTGCGTGATACCCTGCTGCCGGTGCCGCCGCATATACTGCCAGTGCTACGCCGATATCATTCGTGAACGCTCCCAATGGGATATTCAAAAACGCCTGGGTACTGGTGATATGCTTGCCGATTTCGGCTAACACAGCCTCGGCGGTTGCTGTTGCAAAATACCCTGCCGTATCAAATACACCAATCTTGCTGGCACCGTTGCCACTGGTCGCCAAGGCTAGATCCGCTTCCAGGCTCAATTCGGTGATAACATCGAAGTTTGCTGAATCCTTGTCACCGATGTTGATATATACCCCATCGGTATCGCCGGTCGCGTTGGTGTCCCTGAAACGCGCGCCTTTGCCCCAACCTGTTGCCCCATCAGAGGGGACCGTCGCCCCCCAACCTTCCATATTGCCATGACCAGGGATATAGAACCCTGTCCATTCAGCGGGAAAATGCCCAAGCGTTAGCTTACTGTGTATATTGTGTCCTGGCATAATGTTTACTCCTTTTCGTGTTTAAGTTTCTACATTTATCTGCTTCTGACGTTCAGAGAGGCAGTCGGTCCCGTATTGGATAGCGTCACCCGCAGGCGTTTGCCCTTGGTGCCGTAGATTCCACCAGGGAACGGTATGAACCTCGCCAACCCAACAAGGTTATCCAATATCTGCCATCGCCATAGCACTGTATCAAAATCATCAATGATCGATATTTCAGTTGGTGCCGCATTGGTCGCATCCTCGTAACTGAAATCTACCCAATCGATCACATGGGTATGCTCGGCATCTGCCGCTAAAGAGACAGTCAGATTTGATACGCCGGATTCAGTGCTGAATGTAGGCTTTGCACCAGTTTCAGGTATTGCCTTCATCTTGACCTCGCATTCACAGTGCCTACCACTGTCGCACCACCTGCCCCAAGTGTAATGACAACCGCATCACCTTTTTCGCCATAGAGACCACCCTCAAAGGGGATATTGTCTCTCGATTGCACCAGACCCGCCGCTATCTGTCGGGTGAATTTGGTGACACCACCGATGGCGACTGTCAGGGTGAGTGCCGCCGCTGGCACCTGATCGAAGCTGTAATGAATCCAATCGATCACATGCACCTCTTCGTCATCTGCCGCTAAGGTAATCACTGCTGCCGCATTGGTGCCGGTAGCTGTACTGAATGTCGGTACTGCGCCGGTTTCGGGAATCGTCTGCATCTCTATTCTCCTGCGAAGGTGACGTAGTATCCGTCGTCGCCCCTGGTATTACGGTTAAAACGATTGGTTTGCGCTGAATCGCTACGGTCGGCGTTATATCCCAAGGTATGAGGGACCGATGTAGTGCGGTCGGTCACGATTGCCGCGCGTAACATATCCCCGAATAACTGTGTGTGAATCCCTGGGGCTTTCTTGATATGCTGCTCGACGGCACCTAGGCATGATTCCATAAACAATTGACCCAACATATCCCCACCCAATGGATAGGGGTGATCCGCATCCAGGGTCCAGGGTACGACATGGTAGGTGTATTCCAGGGTATAGACGGCATCAGGGGTTGGGTATAACTGCATATCAAACTGTTGTGCCAGTGCGCCGGTTGAGGGGCGCGGCATCTGCGCGGCCAGGAATGGTCGGGCATTATAGGTGCGGTTCTGCCGTCGTCGTCTGATTTCCTGTTCGCCGGTAATCTCGATTGGATCTCTAAGGGTGGTCGTCTGGAAGGTGATGACATCCACCACCCCCCCGAAGTCTTCCGGCATTTGATAGTCACCCTGCCCGATAACCGTATCGATAGCGGTGTCCTGCTGCATGAATCGCCATCGGTATGACCTGGACACTCCACCTGGACGAACCTCGGTGGGCGGGGGCCAATAGACTTGCCGCATCCCCTTGGCGATCACATACGCCAATAGGTCTAAACGGGTCGCATTGAGTATGGATATATCACGCCCGTAACCCATTTCCCATGAGACTTCCTTGGCAATCGATGGATAATCTACGGCTAACGGCGATCCCGGCATCGTTATATATCCTCACTATTGACGGCATGGGGGTTAGATGCAACCACTTCCGGCACCCTGACTGCACCGGATGATATATCCGCTGATTTCTTACGCAGGGTCATACCGTTGGTCAGGGTGACGTTGTACATCCCTGGGCGAATCTGGGTAGCAATCTGACCAGGGAATCGGTTGTTACGGTGGATCACTGTCACTTGCTGACCAGGGGTGAAGATTTCCACATCATCCGGCAGTGGCGCGTGAGTCACTTTGACTGCCTTGCTCTTCTTCTTGCGCCCTGGCTTTTTCTTCACCTTCTTCTTGCGGGTATTGGTACGGGTCGCCGCTTTCTTGACGGCAACCTTGACCGGCTTGGGTTTCTGTGCCGGTGGATTGGGTTGACCATCAGCGTCGGTATCGTCATCCACTTCACCAAGCAGGATATCGTTGATCCGCTCGTGCATTTCCTCGCTCGCCAAGCCCATCAGCACGATCACGGCGAAGATCCCCGGTTTCATGCTTTCGGGGTTCATCCCTAGTCGGCTGTATAGTAGGCGTGTTTTTAGATACAGATTAACCACACCCTCCGGTATCGGGGTTCCGCTCTCACAGCCCAACAGCCGTTCAATGGTAATCAGGTGCTTCGCGTCGGTATCTGTTTCGATGTTCCATTCCATTGTTCTGTCTCCCGTTACTCTCCAAGTTAAAAATAATGCGAGGGTGGCAACCTGGGGTGAATTACCACCCTCGCAACCAGATAAGGGCATACGCCCGAATACTCAGGTTAGGCCAATGCGGTCCCGACATTACTATCGATGACCCAATTATCCACCTTCCAAGTGAAAGTAGATGAATCATTAGCCCCATCAAGCGTCGCTGTTGCTAAAGCTCCGAAAGATAGTGTCAATGACGCTGCTGTTGGATCGATAACCAGACCACTGGTAACAGTCACCACATAATCACTTGTGGTTAATGCACCCATCAACTTGAAACCCTTGGTCTGCCCACTGAATGTCCCATCAGCCAGAACAAAGGTTGAGTCAGCAGCAAGTCCCGTTGATCCACCGTGAATGAAGGTCATTCCGCTAATCATCGATGCAACCGCTGTGGCACTGTCGGGGGTGATCCACTCAGTCAGACCGGATTCCTCGCCGTCCTGCAACAATGCCAGTACGACCGGATTCCCTCGGACCACATAGAGCGATACGTTGGAATCGACCGTTGCCACGGCATCGGTCATAACCGCAATCGCGTCACTGGTGACACTGGCGATGGTATGCCGTTGCGGTGTAAGGACCGTTACGCCGGTCGCATCGGTGTGACCACCCAGGACGAATACATAATCTCCCGCCTGGGCATTGGCGAATACCGTCCCGCCATTGGAAATGGTCTTCCAGGGGGTTGTACTCACCAATGCGGACCCGTCCAACAACGAACCCAATACGCCGGGAGTGCTGCCGGTGGCCGACAATGCTGCCTTGGTTTGCAGTGCCAATGCCGTTCCTCGACCACTAAACCCTGCGGTGTGGAAACGACCGGCATTGCCGGTGCCTGCCGAACAGGTCAAGCGAGTCGCATTGACCACGGTAGCTAGATTGGTCGAAATGTACGCCAAACCCCCTGGTTCGTGGATCTCGACCCACTGACCATTCGGCTCTGCGTTCTCGTAAGCGCGCACCGTCACCCCTGCGAAAGCAAGGTTGTTCTGCGTACCGCTTCCAGGTAACTCCACATTGACATCGCGCTTGTCATCGACACTGGTTGCAGTGCCTCGGTCCTGGTCATAACAGAGACCGACACCCCGCTCCAATGCCCCGGTCCCGGTATAGAAGACCTTGCGATTCAGGAAACGCGCGTCATCGTGGAACGACAACTTGTTTGCATGTGTTCTACTCATAACAATGTAACTCCATTCTGATATCTGATTACCTTCAGACATACGTGCGAACCCGCACGCTGGATTCAGTTTACTGGGTCAAAACTGCCTGCCGTCGCCGGTCAGTGCAGAAGTAGTTGTACGTCAAGTCGATGAATACACACCAACTGTTGTGTTGGAACGGTGCCTTCTCAGGGTTGGACTCGCGCAGGTAGTCGCCCTTCAAGCAAGCCATGTGCAGGTAGTTGAAGTTCAGCATGTAAATGGGGTTGCTGGTTGAGTCATCCAACTGCGGCACATAGATGATCGGATTGCGTTTGAACGCCATCGCGCCATCCATCGGAGCCAAATCTCGGCCCAAGTTCTCGTTTTGCGCCTCGCCTAGATCCTCCAAATTCTCAATCGATGTGCGATTGAGATAGATCCGGTATTCCTGACCTGCGCCTTCCCGGTAGTCGGGAATGTCCAGGGGGGATACAAAGTCGGTGCGTCGGTGGGCTTGGCGCATCAACTTAATCAGATCCGCTTTAGAGAAAGCGGCATAGGTGCCGGTGAAGTTCTTCCAGTTTGCCTCAGTGTCGGAGTCAATGCCCCCGCAATCAGAGAAGCCGGAAGGATTACCACCGTTGAAGCCGGTCGTCGCGTTGCTGACCACCCAATAGTCCAACCCGTTGGGGGTCAGTTCATCGGATGAATCGGCAGGCTTGCTGAAAAAGTCCTGCTCCATCAACTCGACCAGGGACAACATGCCGTCCGTGCGCCGCATCTTCATCACATCGAAGACCCTGGACGCGCCCCGGTTCATCAGCAATTCACGCCGCTCGTAGGCGTAGTACGAAAAAACGTGTTTCCATTCAATTGACATCTGTGCGGACACATCGCCAATCGACACGTTATCGACGCTGTTCATCCCGGCGCGTTGTGCCGCTCCTGAATGACGCATCATTAAGTTGCGCTGGATGCCTTCGCCGTCGTGGATTTCAACCTTATTGAGTTTCATCAATCGGCCAAAAACTTCATAACGGGTTCGGGCTTGCGCAACCTGATTGAAACGGAGTCGGCCCAATTCCTTGAGCGTACCGTTAATTAGATCTGGTATTTTATCGTCGGTTAATGCCATGATTCACTGTTATTCCTTACAGCCCATCGTCCCCGTCGTCGTATCCATCCTCCATTCCACCCTCATTGTCACGCATGAAGTCCTTGATGAACGTCTTGGCGCGATCATCTGCGGTCACAGCCTTGCTGGATGTAGCCTTAGATTTTGCATTTGGGGGATTGGTGAATTGACCAGCCCTGTCACGGGCTTGATCCATAATCTTATTACGGGTCCGTTTTGAGCCACTTTTGGTTAGTTTGTCTCCAAACTCTGCGTATCCGGCTTTACGAGCAAGCACTTCGTAAGATGGGAGTTCTTCTCCACGATTCTGATAGCCCCTGGCTATCACTACCATCGTATCTGCGATCCGGTGTATGGCCTTAGCTGTATTGCTCTTGGGGTCCATATTCTCCACATCGCCGTCGCCAATGACATCCTGGAAAACATCATCCTTCCCTAGATCCAGGAAGGCGTTTTTCATCTTCGTATTGGTCTCTTTCAAGACCCTTTCATGCTGCTCTTTGGCTTGTTTCTCTTCTTTCTTTTTGTGGAACGCTAAGAGTTTGTTGTGTTTATCGGCAACGTCTGGATCAACCTCTTCGGGATCTAAGGCTAAATCGTCCAGGCTGTATTCCTCTTCCTCTTCGCCCTTGCCGCCATCGGGGTCGGAGTCGTCCTTGGAGTCGCGTTTGACTCGTGCAAGAACCGTCTTCAACTGCGTACCTGTGAATCCACGGACCTCGTGCATGGTGAACCCTGCGCGTACCGCTTCTTCAACTTGGTCATCGGTTACAGCATCGTCGCCATCGCCGGAATCATCAGTGCCGGAATCATCATCGGCACTGGAATTGTCTTTTTTGGGTTTGCTGCTCTTATCTGGTTTGTTACTGCTCTTGTCGTTGGCTTCATACTCTTCCATCGGAGCATCTGCCTCTTCCAATAACGCATCCTCCGCGCTGGCGAAGTCATCCGTTTGAGATGAAGCGTCCTCGGTTGATACTGTTTCAACTACAGATTCTTCTGTTGGTTCTGCCATTGTCACTCTCCGTTATGTCGCCTTCATCGGTACTTCCGATGGATAGGGGACGGTTTCATAGTAATAGTGGTCGTCGGTGCGATTCCTGCTACTCGACAACTCTTGTGCCTGTCGCTTCAGGTTAAATACCCTGGTGCGGTCGTCCACCCCTCCCGCAACCGGGATAAACCCCATGCGTCCGGTATTGGTATTTGTCCACAACACACACCATTTTTTTGCGACGCTCATCCGAAAATCCCACCGAATCCACTCTTATCGACCAGACCAATGCTTTTCATGTGCCGCTTACGTTGACCAGGGCTTGTGTATTTAGGGTCTCCGTCTTTGGTATATTCGAGACCCTTTATCCCATTCGCCCTGTCTTTCGCTATCGCGGCGGGGATCTGCTTAGGATGCACCCCCGCCGCATACGAGACATGGGGATAGGTGCTACACCGAATCCGTAGTTCAGATTCAGACCATTCAACGGTATCTGCCCGTAGATAGGTCTTTTTGTCACCGAACATCTTGCCGGTCTCGTCGATCACAGCCGGTGCGGATTCCAGGTCAGGGAACCATCGGCGCAGATGTACCCCGTTATCCTCTTCCAGTAGATAAAGGATCTCAGGCATAGCCTAAGAATCTTTCTTACCGAAGGCGTTACGGTTCTTCAGTCCGGTGCCTGCCGCTTCGTGAACGTCCTTCATACCTGGACCTTCGACCGGCGCGGGTTTCTCGTTGGTTGCTGCCCCATCCTTCAAGCAACTCTTCATAGTCGGTTGCTTGGCGGGGTTCACATCACCTGATTGGCTCTGCGCTGCATCATTCATAATCTCACCTGTTCTGTCTTCATCGAAGACCGTTAGATACTCGAAAGTGCCGCAAAGCCTCTTTAACTTCGCCTAACACCTCAACATTTTTCTCCGCTGCGTGTTTGAACTCCCTGCCCATTTCGAGAAACGCAGTATCCCGTCGTTCCAGATAACCGATAAACATGAAGACGATCACTGCCATAATCACCAGGGAAGGGGCTTGTTTTGCCACTTCTTTAGCCACGCCACCCATTTCTTTGATACTCATCCTGCTTGCCTCGCAATCTGCGCTTGCTCCGCAGGCTGTTGGTTTGCACCCATCAATGAGGAAATCATCGCCTGATTCTTTCCTTGTACGTTCGCTCCTGGCCGATTCACCCTGGTATATGTCCTGGATGTATTGGCTGGTTTGTTATTGTTCCCCTCTCTCTGTGGTGGCGGCTCCCAGGTTCCCTGTCCTGTCTTGAGTATACGTGGCAAATGGTTGTAGTTGGTCAGTCGGGCAACCTCTTCCACAAATGCGGTCAGATCCACGGTGATTCCCTGGGACATCATCATTTCCAGGTTTGGATAGACATGGTTCATCAGGATCGAATTGAGTACCTGTAGTTGTTCCTGGGGGGTGCGCTCAACCATAGAGTACGGCACGATATCGAACCGATAGTCTTCCCATACGCCCTGCCGGTCCTGGGGGGTGAATACAATCGGGATCTCGATATTGGTGCCTTCGTACTTCTTGGTCAGGGCATTTTGTACGAACGGATCGTGCCACCGATACCATGCAATATCGTGGATAATCCCCCTGGTAAATCGATGAATCCGCTGCTGATACCGCTGTAGGCGTTTGCTGCTTGCGGATTGCATCATCTGATCTTGGCCGACCGTATCTGAACCGGGCGCGGTCCCGCCCATCACCGATAAATTTCCGGCGCGGATATCAAACTCATCCTTCGCCATAATGAAAGCGGCCATACCTGCTTGATCGGGACCACCCCAGGAAACCTCCCGCACCCCGTCTGCGTTGTTGGTGGTAATCGCCACACCATCATCGGCGTTGATGATTCGTTCACCATCGGAGATAGCGTAGTCCTGTACCAGAAGGTTCGTTTTCTGTCGCAAAGCCTGGCGCGCAATTTTTCGGAAGAGTGTGTTCGCTAGGTCATGCAGATCATTAAGAACCGACATCGGGGATAACGGGAAGAAGTTCCCAGGAACGTCGTTATGCCAGAGTAGATGGAAGGGTCCGCAATTCATGCTGTTGGCTTTACGGGGTGGACCTTTCCAGATTCGCGCTTTCAGGACCGTTGGGAGTGCTGTCTGTAGCCCCGCCGATTCAGCCGGTACGGTAATCAACAATCCTTCGCGCGGCAGGTACAGATCCCATAGTTCCACATGCGGCTTAAACTCTGATCGGTCCCGCACTGATTGTCCCATACTCATGGTTTCGGTGCGTTCGTCGCCAAACTCGTTATATCGGGTCGGGGTGGATGTGGGTTGTAGTTGATCCTGGGCGGCTTGATTGTACCCAAAGGTAGTTACGGCTAATTCAAAGTCCATGCGATATCGATTACCGATAAAGCGTAGCTCGTGCATGTCCCGCGCTTCCATATCCATAACAAAATCATCGATATGGACGGGCAGGGCATACGGATCACCCATCGGTATCATCACTTCATCCACTTCGATATCGCCGGTCAACTGCTCGCCCACCTTGACCACCCCCAGGGAAAACAGGCTATTGAGTACCGCTTTCCCGATGGGCAGGTCCAGGTCCAGGTTTTCTATATGGTCATTCAGGTCTGTCTCGATATCCCTGGCATCTTCATAGAATTTGTCATAGGGGGATGAAACAGTAGCTTGCGGCATCTGTGAGAACAGGTTTTGCATATAGACGACACTGGCTGTCTCTATCAGATTGACCGGCACCGGCGCGTAGGCACCGTCATAGGAATAGTTATATCCCACAAATTGGCGCACCAGTTCCCGCTGTTTTTCGCGGAAGGGTTGCATCCGATAGCGGCTGTTATTCACCGAATCCAGCAATGCCGTCAGCGTCGAGTGCGCTATGATGGTTTCTTTTTGCCAATCCTGCATGATGTTCCTAGTCGTCGTGTAACCAGATCTCGATCACCACACTGCCGCTGTCTGCGATCATAAATGGTGCAGTGGTGTCCAGGGAGAATCTAAATAGAAACGCCTCTCCTGCTTTCCACTTCATCAAGTTGGTGGTGCCGGTCCCTTGGCGCATCTCGACGAAGTTGGTTGAGTCGGTATTGACAATCAGGCATAGACCTAGGGTCGCACTACCCACTTGTCCTAAGTCCAATGCCTCTTCCGATGTGCCGATGGTTTGAGTGCCAATCAATCGCCCGGTGGCACTGCACGATATTTCGTCGGCTACCCCGGTATAGGTGAGTGACGTATTGGGAGACTTCGCGCTCACCAATGTCACTGTTGCTGTAAGATCTGCCATAACCCTTAATCCTCACTGAGTAGGTATTCCACCTCGATATTGTCTTTTGATGCCTTGAAACGTAGTAAACGGTCCCGCGCCCCTGCCACACTGGTCATTCCCGGTCCCAGGCGTACCAGACTAAACTCGCGGTCGGTGCCACCCTTGGCGCGTGCGATCACATCATTGGTCAACCAGAAATAAGGTAGATCATCGGTATCGATAGCGGTATTTGTGGTAATGGGATCACCGATAGATCCGGTAACGCTTCCATCATTCTCTGATGCAGTTGTAACACTCCCATCCAGGGTGAATGAGTTAGCATCCTGAACGGTTATAGTCCACTCCCCGGCAACCTGATTATTCAGGGTAGAATCAACATCGATGATGGTGATCGTATCGCCGGTCGTCAGACCATGAGCAACCTTGATACACAAGACCTCAAGACTTTCGGAAGTCATCGATGTTATTTCGCCGGTCAACATTGCCGCCGCATCCGTACTGCCGCGCAATACATCGATAAATGACTCATCATCACTCTCAGGGCATCGGAAGTAGAGATATCCAGGGCGAACCATCTGCCCGTAATCCATCAGGACCAGGGTATCCCGCGCTGATAGGGTCAGGCTGGTGTTGACATGCCGATCCCCGGTCATGGCGATTTCCCGCTGTGAATCCTGTAGATCCGCTTGTTGTTTGAACCCCTTCTTAACAGCCATTGCTGCCGTAATTGTTATGCCGGTTCCTTGTGCTGCTGCCACGTTTTCAACCTCCTCTTCTTCTTCGATTTCCACTGCTGCGGGGAAGATTTCTATTTCATCTATGTCATCATCAGAGTCGCAAGTAGGTAATTGATAGTGACATGGGACAACATTGCATACAATCAATACCACCAGCATCAATGCTATAAACACCAGGATCATGGCATCAACCACCTGTTCTCGCTCGTCTGCCGCTGCTCTCGATGCTTTAATCTCCGATACAAAAACGACCCAACCTTAGCGGCTGGTGCTGCTGTTTTCTTATTGCTCACTTCCGACAACCCCATAAATGCCAGGGCATCGGCAATAATCAGGTCTCCATGATTCGCTCTCGCTCCTGAAGGGTCTTCGTTCTGTTTCTCGTTGGAGTGGGTGACGGATTGATCGGTATTAAAGATATACTGTCTCGCTTCATCGATGGTCTGGATGGAGCGTATGACTACGGTTCTATCCTTCATCCCCCGCCGCAGATCACCCAGGGCTTTAATCCCGGTCTCCGCTGATTTCCACCATCCCGGTTTTCTACTCTTCTTGCGGGTAATGTCCTGGTCGTTCTGGTCTCGAAAGTAATAATTCCCGAAATGGCTGCCCAATACAGCCTTCTCAAACAGCCTGCCAGGACCGTTGGATTCCCAGATCATAAATGCTGATTCAGCCGGATCATTACCGGCGAACCACTTAGCCAGGGCAACCGCCAACCGTCCAAACTCCCCTGGTTCCATATCAGGTGTGATATACTCTGCCACCTTCTCGCGGGTCTTGCGGTCCATGATCGAGATAGCTGAATTGGATGCCCCGGTCCCCATCGAGATATCGGCACCGATCACGTACCGGCGATCCTTGGGGGGTCGCCCATCACTGGCAAGGTTCACCCATAGCTTGAGGCACCCGCCCGGTTTCAGGTCAAAGCCCATCGGTTCCAGCGATTCCCGGTCAAAGTCCAGTTCACCAATCGCGTAGGGTGGTCGGATATCCTCGCGCTCGATTCGCCCCAACACTTCCTGGTCAAAGAATTGATAGGCTGAACCCAGGTAATCAATATCCAACTCCTGGGCTATTTCCATCGGATGTGCCGCTCTATCGCACTGCTCGTCGTACCAGGGGGATCTATAGAAGAATCGCGGGTTATTGGGTCGCTGCTGTCGGAACTGATAGTCCCGCTTGCGCTCTGCCGTCCAGTAGGCATGGTCGATAATCTCGATTCGTCCACCCTCATGCACGTAATACAGCCCCCTGGCTTTCTCAGGGTGGTAACTCCAATGCAGGGTAATGGTCTTGAATCGGGAATCCCGCGCTACCTTAGCGGCTTGATTGGCAGATCCTTGCGGGGTGAAGTTGAATATACGGGTCCGACTCACATCACGCAGACCCCGAAAGATAACTTCCTGGTTGTCCATCTTGCTAAACTCGTCGAGCATCACCGCCCGTCGCCGGTCGGCAACACCCGCAAACTTGTTCGTACTCTCACCATCGATGGACGCACCAGTATCCATATTCTCTTTGTGCATGTTCATCCGTGTACAGTCGGTCGGAAGCAACCATGCAGGCTGGTATTTATGTAGGAAGTCCAGTTTCCAGAATAGAGACTTGGGGTCGCCGGTCTTATCGACCAGATCCTCTTTGCGGCTCAGAAGCAGGAAAGTCTGCCGCCCATGAAAATGCCATAACCACTCCATCACTGTCACACACATCCAGGACGCGCCCATATCCCGACTCTTCTCGATCACGATATCACTATTACCTATCGCATCGGCAAGGCTCATCAGCGTCGCATCCTGGAATCCGTAGGTCAGGAAGGGGATTTCCAGGGCATCGCGCGGCTCAAACAGGTAGAGGAAGGTATTGACATAAAAAAGCAGATCTCGACTACATGCGGTCCAGATCTGCGCTTGTACTTCGGGGTTACTCGCCGCATCTCGCAGCATATGCCGCCTATATTTCAGGTTCCCTTCCAGGTCTCTCGGCACATACTTAAAGAAAGGGCAACGGTCCTTCTGGTCCTGGGTCATCTCCAGGCTAGGCATCGAGGAATCTGCAATACGCTCAACCGCTTCCGTATTATTGAGCGGCGAAGTAATCGCTTCGGCATGAAGAGTGTCCGTAACCATCTATGATTCGGTCTCCATGAGCAGTTTCTTATTAACCTGCTGCAACGTGTCGATGATTTCCTGTGCCGGTAAACCACTGTCCCGATACCTCTCGATGACCACTTCGGCGTTACTCTTGGTTGCCCCCTTCACATAATCCAACCAAAACTGCTTGGCAAACCCCTCATCCTTCTGCACCATACGCAGCAAATTCCACGCTACAGGGCATATACAATCCTCCGGTTGAACCCCTTCTGCCATCGCATACTTCGCCACCCAAGCAACCACTTCAGCCCCAGGTGCCGACTCCTGCTGGAATCGCCCCAAATGAACCCTCTCAGCCTTACTACGCCGCACCTGCTTCTTCTTTACCTTCTTCTGCTTCTCTTCAAGCTGGATGGCAATCTCTTCTTCTGCCCTAGCCTCTGCCTCTTCTGCCGCCTTATTCTCCGCTTTCAGTTTCCGCATCTGCTGAAATGCCATTGTCTTGGCTTCTGCTTCAGGGAATCCCTTACGCTTATGATGCTGCAATAACCGATGATAATGGTTCAAAGTCTCAGGGTTCACCCCTACCAACTTACCAATCATCTTATCAGTCGGCTTTTTTGTAGCATTGACCATCGAGAGAATCCCACTTGATACAGTATTCAAATGTGTGTCATCAAGTGTATCATGCTGCGGAAATAACCGCAGTCAAGTATATTCTGTAAAATAATCAAAAAAAGATGGTTGCAACCAATACCAGGACCGATACTATCCCAGGCATGGATACCCCCTATCAAAGCAGATTCTCATTGATGATTGACCTATCAAACAATGAAGATCCAACCGCATCTATGTCCTGGTTAATGGATAAAAAAAGAGACTTGATAATCAAAGAATATACCGAATCCAACATCAAGCGACTCTACGCCCTGGTGAAGTCCGACATACAAGAATACCTGAAAATCGAGGAACTAACCTATGATTCCAGCACTGGACAAACACAGCCTCCAAATAAGGAAGACGATAAAAAAGACCCTGGAATCATCGTTTCCGGTTAGCGTTGAAACACATTACGAAGACCCCAAAGGAAACAATTGGAAGATATGTATCACCGTATCACCTCTAATCAAGGGTTGCGCCCCCTTCGTCTTCCATGACCAGGACCGGCACAAGTCCAATATCCCCAATATAGCGAATAGCGTTAAAGAAAGAATCCTCATCCGAATGGGCAAAGATTACCCCAAACTCGTACCACCCACCTATCGGCCCAGGAAAGGAAAACGAGTAACCGGCAAACAATCAGCAAGTGTGAATATGAGGAACACCCAATAAATGAAGGATCAAAGGCACGTAAAAACCCAATACCACACCCACACTAAACACACCAAGCATAATCCACATAAAATGACGCTTCACTTCAATCATCTCATCCTGCATAACCTGTCTCTGCCTCTCTGACCGTTCAAGGTCATATAACAAACCAGTGATACGCCTATTCTGCGCACGAGATAAACGCTCGTGATATGCCATCTTATGATAACTGTCCGCTACCGCTAACGGAACATTGATTACCTCTGGCTCAATAGACATCACAGGTACAACATCACCCTGCTTAATACTATCCCCCACACCCCTTTGTAAACTTACTCTCCGTAGTATCTGCATCACGTTACCCCACCCCAATCATCAGCCAGCATATCAGTCTGACTCGCCAACCAGGGAACCAGATCACCCTGTACCGTCCGTATGTAAATATACGGCAATGTCATCTTGCTATGCTCATCAGGAACCTGCAACGTCAAGTACTGACCAGGACCGTTCCAACCAGAACGCTGCACATTCTCACCCTTCTTCAAAAACTCTAACGCATCTCCAAATGTCATAACATAATCTCCTTATATAGACGTTACCCCCTGCGATACTCATAACAAGAAACCGAAATATAGCAAGGACGGAGGGCAGGGTTATGTTGATGGAACCAAACAATTTAGACCGGGGGGTGTGGTAAAAAAATCGAATCGAATGAGGGGGAGGAGAGGGGGGATAGAGGGTACTGAACCGTGCAATTTCAGCGTTACATGGCCTCATTGGCTTGAATCAATGGTTTTATGATAATTCAATGAACTACCTGTTGTTTGTATTATACCCCAGTATGGGCAGCCTCAGGATAGCGGGGGATATGTTGCATTGCATTGTCGAGATAGCATATCCATTATTGCATTGCTACATATCACCTTGTCATACACTGTACTACAATCTCACTCATCTGTGTTATTCTCTATGAATACCCTTTGTTTACGGGGTGATTGTTGATATGTCTGGAGTTAATGTCTGGAGTTAGTGTTGATATGTGTGGAGTTATCTGTCATATCTGGATGATTTGTTATGAAGTGGGTTGAGTTAGTTAGCAGGCTTATTCCGTCCTCCCATGCCTAGCCTTTGGTATTTTCTTTGGTTTGTCAAGGATTATTTTTTTAGTTAAGTTGTGAATTGTTTTGTTGTTGGTCATTTAGTTTGGGATCTTGATTTGTTTGGTTATCTTGGTTCATTTGGCTTTTTATGTGTTTTATTGTGGTTTCTTTGAAATGCTTGTCATAGATCCGGTGTTTCAGGTCATCGAAGATTTCTTTTTGCTTTGTGAATCCCTGTAATTTTAATTGTTCGTCCAGGGCGAATAATTGGATGGTGATTGCGCAGAATGTGCAGAGCAGGTCATTTTCATTGTCTGAGAGATCATTGAGTGTGTCTCCCAGGGCATCTACGGCATTTTGGGTATGTGGTGTATTCCAGATTTCTTCTATTGTTTGGCCGTTCATGGGTTAATCCTTTTCATATGTCGCTTGATTGCGTAGAGGCATGTACTGTGATCTTTATCGAAGAATTTGCCAATTTTGGGATATGACCATTTGAGTTGTGATCTGATTTGGAACATTGCTTCGGCTCTGGCATTGGCGATGGGTGTTGTTTTCCGTTTAGAGAACAGATCTGCTCTCACTACGGGATGGGTCAGGACCACGTAATTGATGATCGAATCAGCGATCAATATATCATTTGCATTGATTACAAGGTGTTTTTTCATCATCTCTCCATTACAGTTTTGGCAGTCGGCTCACGGCATCTGATAGATCATTTCGATGAACGTGAGTATATCGTGCCAGGGTGAGTTTGATATCTGAGTGTCGGGCAAGTTCTTGGGCGACACGAGGATGCACGCCAGCTTGGGCTAGGTTGGTGATAAATGTGTGCCGGAGGCTGTGAAAGTCTCTGCGTCTGCCGTCCAGGTTGATTTTAGGGATGCGTGCTTCTTCCATATCGGCGTAGATCATCTTCGAGATATCTGTCCCCTGCGGCATCTCAAAGACTGTGGAGCATAGATCTTTTCGACCCACCCAACCCCTCAATGTCTCGTTCAAATCGTCCCTGAGCGGAAGTATGGCACTCCTACGGCTCTTTGCGTTGGATGCACGGACGGTAACTGTTTGGTTCTCAAAATCCAGGTCTCTGACTTCCAGGGTTTTGATTTCATTGGCACGCAATCCGGTTTCTACTGCCAGGGTATAGACTAATGCTCGTTCTCTGCCTCTGATCCCGAAGTTTTCCCCGCTAATCATTGCGGTATTGATTAACCGTTTGAGCTGTTCGCCGGTGAAATGGGTACGTCCACGGATTTCCAGGTCAGGGGTGAGCGTCTGATATCGCAGATGATCCAGGGGCGTATATCTGGCTCGACGCTCATAGACCATCCACTTACAGAATTGCTTACAGGATTTGAGATACTGGTTATAGGTTGATACGCATTTGGTTAGTTGTTTGCAGGCACGCTGGATGCGGTTGGCTTTGATATCCTTCCAAGCGAAGACCTGGGCATGATCGAAGATCTTCCGCATCCTGGTGCTGAAATTGTGGGCATGTGCTTCGGATGATCCATTATCCAGGATGCTTTGCTTCCAATCGTCCAGGTGGATATTGATATCCTGCCGGTACTCGTTCAGCTTTTCGTCCCTGGCGGCTTTCTTGGCGATATCAACGCCATCCCGAATGTCGGCGGCTAATCGCATGGTCTTTGATTTGGATTCATGCCCGGCACGTTTTCGGAGTTTCCCATTGTGATCGGTGTAGTTGATATACCACTTCTTGAGCAGTCCACGACGTTTACCAGGACCACGGGGGAAGGTTTCTCGATAGATTCGTAGCATCATTTGTCGTCACCTCCACATCCACATTCCCGATCATGGTCATCTTCTGCCTTTTGCATTTGTTTACGGACAGACTTGCCCAAATCACCACCGTACATCAGTTCAGCCCACATCTTGGCACCAAGTTTCCTGATATCATTCGGTCGTCGGTTGTGATAGTAGTACGCCAGATCTGTGGGGTGAATCTCCCAGTGATTTGATAGTCCCTTGATCCGCTCCTGGTTGGCACCCATTGCTAGTGCTTCGATCACGATATCCCAGGCGGTTAGCCGGTCATTGGCATTGAATATCCAGATCTTGACCACGTTCGCCGGTGCCGGATCTGGGCATATTTCAGTGTGGTTGAGCCTGCCGTTTTTGTATAGGCAATACCAATCCATTGGTTACTTCCCTTCTGCCTTGGCGATGGCAACTTGGCACTGCACAATCTTATTGCCAATTGATCCCATAACAGGGTTATTCTCATTATCCTCAGACGCATCATAAACCATCAGTAATCCAAGCCGCGCCTGTTCACACGCTTCCAGAAGGTCCGGCGCGGCAGCTAGTAGGGTTTTGATTTTAGCCACCCGATCCGAACCAGTACCAAGGATGCTGGCATTAACTGCAAAAGTGGAATCCTTATCTTTATGCCCAAACGCACTCCCATACACGTTGCACTTCGTAAACTTAATCATATTTCACTACCTCTCTTTCATTTGTTAAAGTTATCTCTAAAACGGTCCTCGGCCACCGAAATGCCGACGCTCCTGGTCGCAGTCATGCTGAAAGTCGCTTTCTGTGTTGCAGGCATCGCAGTCATGGGCTTTGTTGCCGTGAGGGCAATCCTCAGCCTTATCCGGTTTGGGCGCACACTTATCGTGCCGCAATCCGAATCCTCCGTTGAGGAAGTTGACTCGTGCTGCCGCATCTTCGCGGTCATCGTGATCTGAGTCGGAGTGCCATTCGCCGGTATTGGTGTCTTTGTATCCCACCGTCCAGAGTCCTGGCTCTGATTTTCTGTAAATCCACATACTATTCCTCGCTTTCATCAATGGCGTTATTGACCGCATCCACTACGTCTTTCGGAGCATCCGGCAAAGCCGATAACTTCCCTGCCATCTCCCGCTCCAATTTGTCTTTAGCGGCTTTGTAACACGCATCCTTGAACTCATTCAGTGCTTTTAAGACCAACGGTTCCAGGACAATTATGTTGCTCGGATCACCAGGACATCCATTCTCTGTGGTCAGGATGAAGGCATACCCGTCAAACTTCGCGTACACACTGTCTCCGATATACTCTTTCACTTCACTACCTCTCTTTCATTTGTTAAAGTTATCTCTAAAACGGTCCTCGGCCACCGAAATG